CGAGAAGCGTACCCAGGCATGGGAAGCAGCCAAGGCCTTCCTCGACACCAAGCGGGGAGGCAATGGTCTCTTGTCGGCAGAGGACACTGCTACCTATGAGAAGATGGAAGAGGATGTCGTGAATCTAGGTAAGGAAATTGAGCGCCTGGAGCGCCAAGCTACCCTCGACCTAGAGCTGTCTAGGCCGACCAATATCCCTATCACCAACAAGCCCGGCATCGGTGAAAGCAAAGCCGGTCGAGCCGCAGACGAATATAAGCGCGCTTTCTGGAATGTTATGCGTGGCAAGCGCTCGCTGGATATCCAAAATGCCCTGCAGGTTGGAGAGGATACCGAAGGCGGCTACCTGGTGCCCGAGGAGTTTGAGCGCACCCTGGTGAAGTCACTTGAGGAAGAAAACGTCTTCCGGCAGCTTGCCAATGTCATTACCACCTCCAGCGGCGACAGAAAAATTCCCGTAGTGGCGTCTAAGGGCACCGCGTCTTGGGTGGATGAGGAAGGGCAGATTCTTGAGAGCGACGAAAGCTTTGGCCAGGTGTCCATCGGTGCTTTCAAACTGGCCACCATGATCAAAGTCAGCGAAGAACTCTTAAACGACAGTGTGTTTAATCTGGAGAGCTATATCGCCAGGGAGTTTGCCCGTCGCATCGGAACTAAGGAAGAGGAAGCCTTCTTTCTAGGAAACGGCTCTGGCAGGCCAACCGGCATCCTTGCCGCAACCGGAGGTGGCCAGATTGGTGTTACTGCGGCAGCAACTGCAGCTATCACTTTGGATGAGATGCTGGACCTGTTCTACAGCCTGAAGTCTCCTTACCGCAAAAATGCCACCTTCGTCATGAACGACGCGACGGTCAAGACCATCCGCAAGCTCAAAGACAGCACCGGCCAGTACCTGTGGCAACCGTCCATTAAGGAGGCCACGCCGGACACCATCCTCAACCGCCCGCTGCTCACCTCGGCGTATATGCCGAACCTCGAAGCCGCAGCTAAAACAGTGGTCTTCGGGGATTTCAGCTATTACTGGGTGGCGGACCGCCAGGGCCGGGTCTTCAAACGCTTGAACGAGCTGTACGCCGCCACCGGCCAGGTTGGATTCATGGCCGCACAGCGGGTAGACGGCAAGCTGGTGCTTCCCGAGGCAATCAAGGTGCTGCAGCAGAAGGCCTAAGAGGTTGGGCGACATGACGGAACTATTAGCAAAGGTTAAGGACAACCTCATATTAGAGCACGACGCGGATGATACCCTGTTACAGGGCTTTATCCGCGCTGCAATTTGCTATGCGGAAAGCTACCAGCACCTAGCGGAAGGCTATTACACCGAAAGCCCTATGCCTCCTACCACAGAGCAGGCTGTTATCATGCTGTCGTCTCACTTCTATGAAAGCCGGGACGGCAGCACAGGCGGCTTTTTTGCCGACAACGTGCAGGCCGGACAGCAGGTGTGGAATACAGTAAATCTGCTCCTGCGCCTTGACCGCAACTGGAAGGTGTAGCGATGGGTTTGGGAAGAATGAACACCTTCATCGATATTATCTCAACCATGCCTGTGAAGGACGACGAGGGGTTTGCCCACTCCGGCGACACTGTACTTGCTAGTGTCCGGGCCTATAAGGAGGACCGGCATGGAAATGAAAAATGGGCGAACAGGGCGGCGTTTTCAACTGCGACGGCCCTGTTTCGTTTCCGCAGGATTCCCGGTCTTATTGTCGAGGCCGCGCAGTTCGTGGTATGCGCCGACGGGCGCTACCAGATCCTTACCGTCGAGGATGTAAAGGGGCGCGGGATGTATATTGAGGTTCTGACAGAAAAGCTAGAGCCGACTGTGAGGTGAGCAAATGGCAAAAGCGCATATTAAATTGCCTGAGGAATTCTTACTAAAGCTTTCTGCGCTGGGTGACCAGACGGACAAAATCATCCCACGCGTACTGGATGCGGGAGGCAGGGTAGTGCTGGCCAAGGTGAAAAGCAACCTGCAATCCGTGGTCGGGAAGAACACAAAACACCCTGCCGAGTCCACCGGGGAGCTAGTGTCGGCCTTGGGGGTCACTACAGCGAAAATAGATAGAAACGGTATCTTCAACGTCAAGGTAGGGTTTGCTGAGCCCCGACGAGACGGCAGCAGCAATGCTAGGTTGGCCAATATTATCGAGCATGGTAAGTCCGGACAACCGGCAAAGCCCTTTTTGAAACCCGCAAAATCTGCATCCCAAAAAGTCTGCCTTGATGCGATGCAGAACGCACTGGCTGAGGAGATTGAAAAATTATGAGTCTCCTGAGGGAATTGAACACAACGCTTATCGCCCTGGGCCTTCAAGTTGAAACCGGGGTCTATAGCGGCAAGGCTCCTGATGAATACATCGTGATTACCCCGATGGGGGAGACCTTCGGGGTTTATGCAGATAACCAGCCGCATTTTGAGACTCAGGAAGCGCGGCTTGCTCTGTTTACGAAAGGCAACTACCAGTTGCTCAAAAGGCAAATTGTAAAGGCACTACTAACGGCTGGTTTAACAGTGACCGACCGGCGGTACATCGGCTACGAGAGCGATACCGGATACCACCACTATGCCATTGACGTGGCGAGTGAATACGGAGTTATGGAGGAATAAGCTATGGCAACGATAGGTCTAGACAGGCTCTATTATGCAAAGATTACCGAAGGCCAGAACGGGAATGAAACATACGGCACTCCCGAGATGCTGGCCAAGGCCATTGCAGCAGAACTTTCGGTGGAAATTGCGGAAGCGACGCTTTATGCCGACGATGGTGCGGCGGAAATCGTCAAGGAGTTTAAGAGCGGGAAACTAACACTGGGTGTAGATGATATCGGTGTTAAGGCAGCAGAGGATTTGACGGGCGCAAAGCTCGACCACAATGGGGTGCTGATTTCCTCAAGCGAAGATGGCGGCGCTCCTGTGGCGATTGGCTTTCGGGCAAAAAAGGCCAACGGCAAGTATCGGTACTTCTGGCTATACCGTGTTAAGTTCGGCATCCCCTCGACCAACCTGGCAACAAAGGGCGATAACATCACGTTTTCCACGCCAACAATTGAAGGCACTGTGACCAGGCGCAACAAGCTAGACGGAAATGGCAATCATCCGTGGAAGGCCGAGGTCAGTGCCGATGACGAGGGCTTGACTAGCCAGACTATATCCGGATGGTACAACGCGGTATACGAGCCAGTATTCGTGGGGGCAGGGAGTTGATCGGGTGGCGAATGAAAGAAGTGCTGTCATCAGGATTGGTGAGCGGGACTTTGAACTATTGCTCACCACGCGCGCCACGAAGGATATCGCCAGGCGGTACGGGGGATTAGAGAACCTCGGCGCAAGGCTCATGAAAACCGAGAACTTTGAGCTGGCTCTCGATGAAATCATCTGGCTTATTACCTTACTCGCAAACCAGTGCATCATGATCCAAAACCTGAAAAAGCAGGGTGAGCCGGAAGACCTGCTGACCGGGGAGGAAGTTGAGCTGCTCACTTCCCCGTTCGAACTGGCGGCGTATAAAGATGCGATTATGGAGGCCATGTATAAAGGCACCAAGCGCAATGTAGCAAGTGAAGAAGAATCAAAAAACGTCCAGACCGGGTGAGCGATGAGGAGTTGTTCACCCGGCTGCTCTACTATGGCACCGTTCACCTAAACCGTTCAGAGCATGAAACGTGGCTCATGCCCCTTGGCCACTTGATGGACATGTGGGAGTGCCATAAACAGTTTTTGGGCCTGTCTAGACCCAGACGGCTAATGACCATCGACGATGTAATCCCTTATGGAGTTTAAGTATCTTTTAAGAAGGGAGGAGGCCAAGGTATGGCGGACAGCTTCGGCCTAAAAATCGGGCTCGAGGGCGAAAAGGAATTCAAAAACGCCCTGCGAGACATCAATCAGTCTTTTAGGGTGCTGGGCAGCGAGATGAATCTCGTATCATCGCAGTTTGACAAACAGGATAAGTCGGTGCAGGCAGTCACAGCTCGCAACCAGGTGCTTAATAAGGAAATAGACGCCCAGAAAGGAAAGATAGCCACCCTTGAAAAAGCGCTGACCAACGCCGCCTCCTCCTTCGGCGAGACCGATAAACGTACCCAGGCGTGGCAGATCCAGCTGAACAACGCCAGGGCCGAACTAAACGGCATGGAGCGCGAACTGGATCATAACAATAGAGCCCTCGATGAGACTGCCGAGAGCTTGGACGAGGCTGAAAAACAAGCCAGGGAATTTGGAGATGAATTGGACGATACGGCTGATGCCGCTGATGACGCCGGCGGGAAGTTTGAGAAGATGGGCGCAGTTGTAAAGGGCATCGGCATC